AGGTATAGATGCTGCTAGAGCTGGTATTGGTCAATTAGATCAAGGCACTTTTAATTTAGCAGAAGCAGCTAGATTGGCCAGAGATCCTAGCGAAGCGATTAAAACTTTTAGCGATCCATTTGAACAACAAGTCGTTCAACAAGCTATTAGAGATATAACTGAACAATCAGAACAGCAAGGCATAGCTAATCGTGCTGGTGCAGTTAGCGCTGGAGCATTTGGCGGTAGCCGAGGCAGATTGCAAGAAACTGAAAGACAAGAAGCACTGGGTAGAGGTTTGTTAGAAGCCGTCGGCGGTATTAGATCTCAAGGTTTTCAAGGCGCTAGAGATGCTGCTGCTCAACAAGTCAGTCAATTAGGATCTTTAGGTCAAGGCATGGGTACGGCTGGTTTAGCTTACAGCACACTTGGTCAAGGTATTTCTGGCTTAGGTTCACAACTTGGTTCCATAGGTGCAGCGGGTCAAGACTTATTAACTGGTCAAATAGGCACGCTTGAAAATCTAGGACAAGCACAAAGAGGTATTACTCAAGATGCTCTCAGTAGAAGATTTAGAGCAGCTGATGTCTTAGCTGACGAACCATTTACTAGATTACAAAGAGGGCAGGCCTTATTAGCTGGATTGCCAATGGGCGGTATATCTGGTGGTACTGGCGCTCAAATGTATCAACCACAAACTTACAGCATGCCTAGTTCTTTACAAAGAGGTATTGGCACATTAGGACAAGTAGCAACTATAGCTGGAGGTTTTTAGATAATGGCAAAGGCAAAAGCAGCAATACCAATTTTATTTGATGCAGTATCTGGTGCTAAAGATGCTTTAAGTTTGTTAAGACAAGAAGGACCTAGAGCTGTTATAGAAAAATACGGTCGAAAATTTTATGATGAATTACAACAAGTCGACGATAGATTAAGAGCAGACTTAGACTTTAAACTCGAACTTGATAAAGTTAAAAAAATGAGCCCAGCTTTACGTGCGAAAGGATTAGAAACTAAAAAAATTACAGCTAGAGATAAAAGAATAGAACAAGAAGCTGGTAAAAGATTTGACCCTGAAACTGGCGGGTATGAAATGATAGATGAAGTGCCTTTAGAATTTAAAACAGGTGGTATAGCTTCAGCAATTATGGATATACAAAATAGAAAATTAGGTAGCGGTCCAATGGGCGAAGGTTTATTAGAATTACTTAGAGAACAATTGAGAAAAGATGACGAAAGATTAAATGTTAGAGATTTTACTGATGTTATTTTTGACCCTCAAGATCCAGTGGATCTGGGTATAGCAGGAGTAGCAGCCACTGGAGTAGGATTACCTGCAGCAGCCACGGCTAAGATTGCAAACAGTGGACGCAAAATAGTAAGGGGCATTGGCTCTTTATTGCCAGAGGCAAATGACAAAGCAATAAAAAATTATTTTAAATATTACTTAGGTAGAGAACTAGCTGAAGCACCTGGATTAATTAAAGAAGAAGTACAAAACATGGCAGACGGTGGTGTACCTATTCGTGGTTATGCAAAAGGAGGAGCTCTTTTAAATTTATATAAAAATATTTTTAAAAAAGACAAGAAGAAAGACGCTCCTAAAAAAGACTCTGATGTGGTTGAAGCTGGCAGTGGAGAGATTGCAAGCAAAGGTTCTGGTTTTTTAGGAAATACTATTAGATATGGCTCTCTTCCTGCAGCAATAACTCTTGGTGCCACTACGTCATTTGACGGTGGAGAAGAACTATCTAATCTCGATGATTTAAGAAAATTAAATACTCAAGTTAGTTCTCTTGCAAGCAATCAACTAGCAACTGCTCCGGAAGATTTATCTGGTGTTAAAGGAGATAATGTTGGCAAATATACTTTGGGTGTTCTTAGACAAATGAAAGACGACGCAGGAAATCCTAAATATAATTATGACCCTGCTACTGGCAAATTAACTGATAAAGATGGTAGTAGACCTACCTTCTTAGATTACGTAAAAGGTTTTGGTAGTGGTTACTTAGAAAAAGTTTCAGAAGATCCTGACTTTGCTAAGAAAATGATGGCAGGTTTTTCTGCTATGACTATGCCAAAAGAAGGCCCAGTAGGTTTTAGTCCATTGGGTTTAAGTGAATTTACTCAAGGTTACTTAGGAGCAGATATAGCTTTGGAAGAAACTAAGTCAGCCGATCAACAACTTTTAGAATACTTGCAACAAAACCCTGATCAAATGGATGCTTATTTAAAAGGTCAAGCTGCTGCTGGTGGAACTCTTGCCGAACTTTTAGGTAAAGATAAAGATATAAATGCTTTGTATCGAGGAGCCATACAAGATGCTTTAGATAGCAATCCAGAATATGCAAAAGCAGATTTAAGACCTAGCGATTTAGAACTTTATTATTTGTCAGGCGAT